TGATGGTGCAGATCCATCAGTATGGTCTTACATGATTTTGTGGAACGAAACAAAATATAACGCTGACAACACAACAGGTTGGGAAGCGTTTAAATCTAACGACGAATCAGAAACACCTACCAAATATAATTGGAATGGCTCAGCTTGGGTGTCCGAATAATCATACTTTACAACTATTAAAAAATAATTTATATTATATTCATAAAGAAGAATATGAATTTAACAAATTATTATTGGTATTTTAAATCAGCAATCCCAGAAAAAATCTGTGATGATATTTCTAAATACGGAAAACAACTTCAAGAACAAATGGCCGTAACAGGTGATTATAGTAATCAAAAATTAAATAAAAAACAAATTAAAGACATAAAAATAAAAAGAAATTCAGATATAGTTTGGATGAGTGATAGATGGATTTACAATCAAATTCATCCTTTTATACATCAAGCAAATGCAGCAGCTGAATGGAATTTTAAATGGGATTATTCAGAAGCTTGTCAATTTACAAAATATAAAAAAGGTCAATACTATGATTGGCATTCTGATGGATGGGATAAACCTTATCATAAACCCGAAGACCCTAATTCACATGGTAAAATTAGAAAATTATCAGTAACTGTAACTCTATCAGATCCTAAAGATTATAAAGGTGGTGAGTTAGAATTTGATTTTAGAAACGTGGATCCAGATAAAAAACCTAACATTAAAAAATGCACAGAAATACTACCTAAAGGATCATTGGTTGTGTTTCCTTCTTTTGTATGGCATAGAGTATGTCCAATTAAAAGTGGTGAACGAAACAGTTTGGTTATCTGGAACTTAGGATACCCATTTCAATAAAGGAAAAACATGAGAAAGAAAAAGAAAAAAATAAATAAATTAAAAACCATAACTTACCCTACTAAATTAAATAGAGAAGATTATTTTAAATGCCCTATTTGGTTTGCAGATGCACCAGAGTTTGAAAAGAAATTAAATGATGCATCAGATAAATATATAGAAGACTCTAAGAAAACTTTAAAGCCAGCAATAAATAAACGTAATAAAGAGTTTGGTAATAAAGGAGATATGGGTCATGTATTTCATTCAAAATCTTTAATTAACGATCCTGATTTTTTAGAATTACAAAATTATATTGGTGCAACATCTTACAACTTATTAATTGAAATGGGTTTTGATATGTCAGGTCATCAATTATTTACTACAGAAATGTGGGTACAAGAATTTGCTAAAAAAGGTGGTGGACATCATACTTTACATACACATTGGAATGGTCATATCTCTGGTTTTTATTTTTTAAAAGCCAGTGAAAAAACATCATTACCGTTGTTTGAAGATCCACGTGCAGGAAATGTAATGAATCTGTTACCAGAGTTAGATAAATCAAAAGTGACTTATGCTAGTTCAGCAATAAATTATCAAATTAAACCAGGTCGAATGATATTCTTTCCATCATATATGCCACATCAATATATTGTTGATATGGGTTATGATCCGTTTAGATTTATACATTGGAACTGCCAAGCAATATCAAAAGGAGTATTAAATGTCGTTCAAAAAAAATAAATACACAATATTAAAATCAGCTATTTCACCTGAGTTAGCAAAATTTGTATATCAATATTTTTTAAATAAAAGAGAAGTTGCAAAATTTTTATTTGATCAAAGATACTTATCTCCATTTACAGAAGAGTTTGGTATATGGACTGATGACCAAGTACCCAATACTTACTCACATTATGGTGATATTGTAATGGAGACACTGTTAATTAAAGTAAAACCAGTTATGGAAAAACATACCGGAATAAAGTTAAGTCCTACTTATTCTTATGCAAGGATTTATAAAAAAGGAGATGTTTTAGCTAGACACAACGATAGAGACTCGTGTGAAGTATCTACTACTTTGAACTTAGGTGGTGAGCCATGGCCAATATATTTAGATCCAACAGGAAGAAATGGTCAAGCAGGAATAGAGATTAATCTTAATCCAGGAGACATGTTAATCTATTCTGGTTGTGATTTAGAACATTGGCGAGAAGAATTTAAAGGTAAAAACTGTGGACAAGTATTTTTACATTACAATAAAAATAGTTCTAAAACAGCTAAAGAAAACTACCTTGATAAAAGACCTATCTTAGGTGCACCTGCTTGGTTTAAAGGTGTTAAGTTGACAAAAATTAAAAAATAGTTTACACTTTAATCTTGTAAGGGGATGATCCACCACTGATTCCCCTTACTTTAAATATATTGAAATCAATCATAATCTGATATAGTACCTAGTAAACAGGATTTTATATGTTACAAAAAATTGGATTTCAACCAGGTATAAATAAACAACTTTCCGAAACCGGAGCCGAAGGCCAGTGGGTAGATTGTGATAACTCTAGATTTAGATATGGAGTTCCTGAAAAAATAGGTGGATGGAATCAATTAGGTAATGTTAATGAAAATGAATTAACTGGAGCAGGAAGAGGATTACATCATTTTTTAAATAGTTTATCTCAAAGATATGCAATCATAGGAACAAATAGAATTTTATACGCTTTTCAAGGTGGTGTGTTTTATGACATACATCCTATTAAAACTACAACAACACTCACAAGTGCTTTTAGCACTACTAACGGTGACTCAGCTGTAACAATAACTTTTTCAACAGCTCATGGTATATCACCTAATGATATAATTTTATTAGATAATTTTACAACTATAACAGGTTCTAACTTTGGTGCTTCTGATTTTGATAATAAAAAATTTATGGTAACCTCTGTTCCGACAGGTACAACTTTAACAATTACAATGCCGTCTAATGAAACAGGAGCTGGTGCAACAACATCAGGTGGTATTAGAGTTCAACACTATTATTCAGTAGGGACACCTGTTCAAGAAAAAGGTTATGGTTGGAGTCTTGGATCTTGGGGTGGAGAAGCATCTTCTGCTGTTACTACAACTCTCAATGGAGCGTTAGGAAATGATGCATTTGGAACAGGTAGTTCAGGAACATCAATTGTTTTAGCAGATGCTACACAATTTCCTGATACAGGAACAAATTTTATAAAAGTAGGTACAGAAGAAATTTCGTACACAGGAGTTACAGGTGGCACAACATTAACAGGAATTATAAGAGCAGTTAGAGGAACAACTAGAGCAGCACATAGTGATGGAGCAACAGTTACAAACACAAGTGACTTTACTGCGTGGAATCAACAAACATCAGAAGGTCTTGCATTAGATCCGGGCATGTGGTCACTAGATAATTTTGGTGATAAAGCAATCTGTTTAATTCACGATGGTCCTGTTTTTGAATGGGATTCTTCTGCATCAAATGCTGTTACTACAAGAGCAACTCTTATATCTGGTGCACCAACTGCATCAAGACACATGGTTGTATCTACACCTGATAGACACTTAGTATTTTTTGGAACAGAAACAACTATTGGAGATACAGGAACGCAAGACGATATGTTTATTAGATTTTCTGATCAAGAGGATATAAATACATATACACCTACAGCAACCAACACAGCTGGCACACAAAGACTAGCCGACGGATCACGGATCATGGGAGCTATAAGAGGTAAAGATGCAATTTATCTTTGGACAGACAATGCTTTATTTACACAACGTTTTGTTGGTCAACCATTTACTTTTGCCTTTTCACAAGTTGGAACTAACTGTGGATTGGTAGGACAGAACGCATGTGTTGAAGTTGATGGCACCGCATATTGGATGTCAAAAAATGGATTTTTTAGATATGGTGGTAGATTAGAATCTTTACCGTGTTTAGTTGAAGATTTTGTATATGACGATATAAATTTAACATCAGGTAATCAAATGGTCTCCGCAGGATTAAATAATTTGTTTGGTGAGGTAATGTGGTTTTATCCTTCTGGAACATCAGATGTTGTTAACAAAATGGTTTGTTATAATTTTTTTGATTCATCACCACAAAGACCAGTATGGACAGTAGGCACACTTGCTAGAACTATGTGGAGAGATTCTGCAGTATTTGGTTTACCTCATGCATTAGAATACGATGCTTCAACAGATACATCTTTTGATGTTGTAGGTAATACAGAAGGTAGAACAAGTTACTATGAACACGAAACAGGAACTGATCAAAATAGAAATGGAACAATAA